AATCATGTTCCAGTATTTCATGAATTTACAATTATACCAGCAACAGTATATGATTCATTATATTTAGGTATACCAAATAGCAATTCATCTTGGCAGTAGTAACTAAATACACTATAAGATATATTATTTAAGGAATAAAAATGGCATCTAACATCGATGTAACTAAGCCAACTACAGTAAACCCAACTTTATCGAGTGTTAGGGCTAATTTTGCTACAATTAAAGCAGAAATCGAAGCATTACAAAGTAGTATTGGTTCTTCTACACAACAAACAAGGACACAGGCTCAAGCAACATCGGCAGTAAATTGGGCTAATGGTGATACATTGATTATATCTACAGCTAGTTCCGCATTTGCAATAGCTACACCAACAAATGCAATAGCAGGTAGAACATATACTATTATAGTAGTACAGAATGCTACTGGTGGGTGGGATTATGAATTTAATAATGTCCTATATGCTGGTGGTGCTCCAAATCAGAAACAAAAAATTCAATTATACTACGATGGTGTAGATTATATTTAAGGAAAGATGTATGATGAAAAATAAAATATTACTAGGATTATTGGGTATAATCTCATTGTTTAGTGTGTCAGCAAGTGCTGATATATATAGTGCATATACAGCAGATGCAAACATTTATCATGTTCGTTCAGCTGCTAAAGGTGGAAGTGCATCTAATAATTGTACAGCAACAAAACCATGTTTAACAGTAGCAGATGCTGCAACAAAGGTAACTAAACCCGGAAGTATTATCCATGTGCATACAGCTGATGGAGATTTTGCAGAGAATACAACTATATTATTAGCTAAAGGTGTAACCCTAGAGTGTGATGGTAAGAATGTTGGTAGATTATACGATACTCATGTAGCCCATAATGAAAATTTTATATGGATGACATCTATTGGTTCTGAAGGTGTAGATAACTATCAAGAAATTCGTAACTGTAAATTAGATGGTAATGCATTAAATGGTGGCTATGGTATTCAAGTTCAATCAAGAAATAATGTAAAAATCCATGATATAGTAATGGTTGACTGGTTGACCTCAGCAATTATATTCAACGGTAGAAAAGATAATCAGTTTGATTTACCTCCAAACGTATTCTTAACCGGGGCGGAGGTATATAACTTTACTATATCAAACTCCTCATCTTACACAGGTTCTGGTGCAGGAGCAATTGCTGCTGGTGGTACATCAGGATTAAAAATTCATGATGGTTCAGTTGATAGTAAAGTTAGTACAGGAAGACTTCCTGGGGGTAGTGGATATTTAATTAAACTATCAACACCTCGTGGTGGATTTAATAAAGCTGTAGAAATCTATAAAACAACATTAACTAAAAAACGTCAAGAGAATTTTGACTTTGCTATTGAACTTTGGAATAGTTATGGTGGTAATTTAATCCATGATAATATTATCGAAGGTGATGTTGATACTGATATGTGTCATAAAGGTGAGTATACTTGGTGTCATCGTATATATAATAATAAGATAGGATACCCAACATATGCCCCATTACCGTTCACAGTTACAGCAGCAACATGGACAGCTGGTACGGTATCATTAACATTAAATACTGATGCCAAATTAACAGTAGGTGATGTTATTAGAATTACTGGTGGAGCAGTACCATCAAGCTGGATTAATGTTGGTGGTGTAATTGCAACATGGGATTCAGGAACAAAAGTCGTAACATTCCCATATACAACAGACCCAGGAACATGGACATCTGGTGGATTTGGTGGTGCTACAGAACAGGGAATTACAATTGAATTAGACCAAAGTGATATAGAGATATATGGAAACTGGTTTAGAAATATGAGAATTGCTATTGGATTCTATGTCCACAATAAAGACTTAGAAACTTTAGGTTCATCTAGATATCGCTATGGTGAATTTGGGGATGTATTTATCCATGATAACTTTAGTATAGATGCTATGCTTATGATGTGGAATGCTCCAAGTGGACAACCACATGGTTATAATCATAATATTCAAGCTATCAACAATACAGTAGTAAACTTTAGTAATCCAGAGGCATATTGTGGTATTAGATTACCAGAATATAGTATGTCTGATAATATTGTTGTAAGAAATAATATTGTACAGGGATGGACACAAGCTGGAATATGTTTAACAGCTAATGCTAATATTACTGTAGATGGATTATCTGTAGAAAATAATCTATTATTTGGTAATGGTAATAGTAATTTAACTAAAATATTTACACCATCAGCTGGACAAAGATTAACAAACTATGTTAACCAAGGTAATATTATTGGAGACCCATTATTTATGAATTTTGCTACTGGTGTAGTTGCAGGAAGTTTTGTAGTAGGTAATTGGTATGAAATTGCTACACCAGGTACTACAGTCTTTACCACTATAGGTGCATCGGCAAATACAGTTGGAACAATATTTAAGGCAACAGGTGTGGGTACAGGAACAGGTACTGCTAATGGTAGAGATTTTAGAATTCAATTAGCATCACCAGCGGTAACAACTGGATTAACATCACCATTCTTATTTGATTATCGCGGTAGATATCGTGGAGGTAATCCAGATATTGGGGCAATACAGCGTTGTAATAGTCCAAGTAACTGCGAAACAACAAATCAAATGGCTATACCAGCACCATTTGCTCCATTCTAAAGGAATATGAAATGAAAAAATATTTAATTATACTATTATTGGCTATTGCATGTTCAGCAGTAGCTGCACCAACACTAAATGTTCCAATTAATGTAGATGGTACAACATGGTCTGGAATTGGAGTTAGAACATCTCAAACAACAACAGCACCAACAGTAATGGCAAAAGAATATGGTAATAATGCATATCATAAAACTGTATTGATATTTACAGCTGCACCAGTAGTGTTAGGTGGTAGTGCAGGTAACATATTATATGGGGGTGTCGGAACAACTACAACAACAGCTATCTACACATTTCCAGTAGGAAATATTCAGATATATGGTGCAGAAATTAGAAGTTTTAATACATCAGCATTAACATGTAGTTCAGCTGGTTTGGCAACATTTACAAGTGCTAGTTCTTTGGGTGTAGTTACAGCAGCAAATGATGCAACATTAACAGGAACTGAGGCAAATATATTAGCATCAACTGCAAATGGTGTAGCATCAGCAAAAATTGCTACAATTAAAAATTTAACATTAACTACACCATCTGTACCATTTGATGGAACAACTACAGCTATACCAGTATTTCTTAATCTTATAATAGATACAGATGCTACCAATGCTGCTGGTACATGCACATTCACAGGAACAGTTACATTAGTTTGGGCTAACTTAACTTATAACTAAATAGTATATATTATAAGGAATAAACATGGCATCTAATATCGATGTAACAAAACCAACAGCAGTAAGCCCTACTACCGCAAGTGTTAGGGCTAATTTTGTAACAATTAAATCCGAGATAGAAGCATTACAAGCAATATCTAATGTTGCTAATACGGCATTAACATATAATACGGATGGTACAGTAGCTACAATCACAAGTGATGGTGTAGTATACACATTAGTATATACTAATGGAAATATCACCAGTATGACATATGGTGCAAAAACAACTACTATCGGATATGATAGTTCAAATAGAGTTAATTCAGTTATTACAGCATAAGGGCATACTATGAGTATCGAAAAAGCAGCAGCAGCCAAAATATTAGGTTCAAATTTTACATTATATAGAACAATACAACAAATATATCCAACACATCGGTACTCAAGAACTCGTCAATTTTCAATTACAGTTCCATCAGATTGTTTCAAGATAAAGGTCACTGGTTGTGCTGGTGGTGGAGCAACTACAGGTGGTTATATTGGTGGTGGTGGTTCTGGTGGAGCAGTTGCTGGTAGATGGGTAGAAGACTTTGAAATTCATGTTGTTCCGAATGAAAAACTATACATTCAAATAGCTGGAGGAGGAATTCCTACAGCAGCAGGAGCACCACCTTCAAGTGCAATTGCTTACCCCGATAATACATCTCAAACCTATATCAAGAGAGATAGTCATGCATCAGGAACTAATCTTTTGCAACTATCAGGTCAAGGTAATTTTGGCATGGCATTACCAAATGCAACACAAGGTGGACAGGCTCAGTTAGCAGAGGCAAGTACAGCGTATAATCCCAATGTAGCTCAACCAGCAGCTGGAGTAGCAGGTACTATTGGTATAAGTATGGCTCAATTCCCAGCAGCCAATGGTGATATATACATGACATATCCACCATTAGTAAAAGATTCTCAAACATATTTCGGTAACTATGGTACTAATCCTGGTGCTGGTGGTGGAGTAAATACTGGGGTAGGGCAATCTGGTGGAGGAATGGGTAAATATATTAGCAGAAAAGCTTCGCATAGTGGTGGTGGTGGAAGTGGAGCTATTGCTGGTGGTGGATGTAATGCTATTAGCTTACACCCAGATAGATATGAAAGATATATTCGCAAAGACCTATTTATTAGTGCTTATGTTGAGCCTAATACTGGTGCTAACGTAGTAGTAGATACACCAATTCAGAAAATGTGGGGTGCTGGTGGTGTAGGTGCAGCATCTGGTCATATGGGTGGATATGGTGGTGATGGTGTTTTAATTATTGAATGGGTAACTGGTGTTGCTACAAGTGTATTAGATAAAAAAATACTTATGCCGAATGATTTAATTGATTCAGTTGCAAATCCATCTGGACTAGCAGTTCCTAGTACATTTATAGGTCGTCATGGCTGGGTTTCTCAAGCAGACATAACTAATGGTAAGTTATTTCAAAATGTTAGATTATCAAATAATGGTGGATTTTTACAATTACAAACTTCATCAGGAAATACATTTTATAACAATTCAATAGGCGATAACATTACAGTTAGTGCTATAGGTGTTGCTGGTGCAAATCTTACTGGTAAGTGTACAGCACTATCTAAGTTTAATGTAGGTGATACCTATAATACAATGATGACAACAAATATTCCTATTGCAAGTGTATCTGTTACAGTTGGAACACAAACTGCATATTCATTTAAAACTAATTCATATGTTCCACCTTGGAATTGGTCAGTATTACGCTCACATGATAGTGGATTTGATTGGGCAAAAAACCATAGAGCCAAATTGAGTGTGACTACTACTACAGGTAGCAATATACTAACATTTGTTTCTAGTGTTAATAATTCAATAGCAAGATTACTAAAAGATAATACAAATTACGCTAATGGTAATTATAATCAAGGGGTAGCTCTTACTCCAATTAGAGAATTATCTGGTACAGGAATACCAGTAGGAGCAAGAATTGTTAGCTTTGATGGTAGTAATAATATAACTATGGATACTACTGCTACAGCAAATGGAACGGTGACTGTAGATGTATTTGACATTACTAAAATTGAACTTTACTTAGCTTCACCTATGAGTACTGGTAAACGTCTAATGTATGCAATGAGTGGAACTCCAGATTGGCTTGCATCTGCTACAGCTACAGCTACTAATCGTTCAATCACTTCTAATGTTGTTACTATTACACATGCTGCTCTACCAGCAACATTACAAACAGGTGTAAAAATTCTAGTAAGAAATTGTCCAAATAGTGCAGTAAATGGAGATGATTCTTTCCAAACAACAAATTGGACAGTATTAGCTGGTGGTTCAACTACTACGACTAAATTTAATGTTCCAGCAACAGCAAATGAAACATCAGTAGCAGATACAGCTACAGAGATTTTAATGTACAGTAATGAAGGTAGCTTTGGCTACATGAACCCACCAAATGCATCAGTTGCTACAGGCTATGCAGAGGTATCATTATTTACTACATGGTTAATGACAAAATATGGTTCTATCATTGACTTTATCGAAACACAAAATGAGGCAAATTCTGGATATAGCCATAATACAGGTTTATTGAACTACGGTCAAGTACAACAAGGTATTTGGTGGGCAGGTACATTTGACCAATTGGGTGATATAGTTCGTAGAGTTAGCATTGCAGCAAAAGCAGTTAAACCAGCGGTTAAAATCGGAGCACCATCTGCTACAGGTCTTGCATTAGGTCAAGTCCATTATAAAACACCAACAAGTAGGTCTAACATCCATATGATGTTAAGTGCTGCTGATGGAGTTGGTGGAAAGATGGTTGATTGGGTTGATTATCTTGCTATTCATATTTATGGAATTAGTACTAATAGACCATTTAATGGTGGATATTTGTCATTGGTAGATATACTACGATACTATCGTGAGTTATTCATGATGGAGTCTATTAATAAGCCAAACATGGATATAATTATGACTGAGGGTGGATATGATACAGGTTCAGCTCAAGATAAATTTAAAGCAATGAGTTTTTCTTGGCAAGCTAATGAAATTAAAAAGTGGTTTATCCTTCAAGCTGGTTTTGGTTTAAAGGGTGTATATCCATTCGTGGATGGATTTATGGGTGAACCTGCTAGATATCCAGAACATGAAGCTGCATATATTTGGTTAACTACTAATTTACAAGGTAAAACAATTCATCCTGATAGTTGCTTTAATGAAGAAACTGGAGAAATGTATTTCAAAAATACAACTGGTTTTGAAGAATATCTTCCATAATTAGAATAAACTAAATAGTATATAAATTAAGGAATTACAAATGATATTACTAGAATCAAATTTTAACACCCATAATATTATTGAAGATAGTATTGATGGCTCTCCTAAAAAAATGTATGTAGAAGGTATCTTCATGCAAGCGGAAGTCATCAATCGTAATCGTAGAATATATCCAAAAGCTGTAATGGAGTCTGCTGTAGGTAGATATAAAGCAGATTACATGGCTAGAAATATGGGTGCATCTGAATTACAGCATCCAAATTCTATGGAAATTAACCCAGATAGAATCGCTGCTAGAATTGTTAGTATAGATGAATCTGGTAATGACTACTTAGGTAAAGCATTAATTGTTGATACAGTATGTGGAAGAACTGCAAGAGCATTGATTGAAGGTGGATTTACATTGGGTATGTCTACAAGAGCATCAGGTTCTATCAGAAAATCTAAAACAGGTATTGATGAAGTTCAAAAAGATTTGGTATACCATGCTATTGATTTAGTAATGAGTCCATCAAGTCCAGATGCATATGTTAAGGGTATTATGGAATCTGCATCACCATTCTGGAATACTATTGAAGAATATGCTGATGCAAATTTAATCGAAGATTATAAAAAAGAAATGCAATTAATGACAGTTTCTCAAATCAACGAGAACAAAATACAAATGTACAATAAATTTATTCAAACACTATCTGGAAAAATGTAAGTTTTTGAATCAACTAAATAATCTTAATGTAAGATTAAATTAATAAAGGAAATAGAAATGACCGATAAAACATTAGAATTGGATGAAGCATCAAAAACTGGAGCAAGACCAATTGATAACGATAATGCAGACCCAATTGTAAAAGTTGCCGATACTAGTTTAGGAAGTGAACCAACAAGTAAAGAAGGTAAACGCGATATCGATAATGATAATGCAGATGCAACACCACATATCGATGCACAAGCTGAAGGTCATGAGCCAACAGATAAGCAAGGTAAACGTACTATCGATAATGATAATGCAGACCCTATGCCAAAATTAAAAGAAGGTGAAATTGATGATACAGAAGAAGCTAAAATTGTATTAGAACAAGAAACACCATCAGTAGAATTATCAGAAGACATTAAATCATTGTTAGAATCATTAGATTTACCTACAGAGTTTAAAACTCAAGCTTTAGGTTTATTCGAAGGTGCTGTAGCAGCACGTATTTCAGACATTAAAAAAGAAATGTTTGCAATCAATGAAACTAAAATGGAAGAATACAAAATTAAATTAGCAGAAACTGTTGAAGAGAAATCAGATGCATTAGTATCAGAAGCCGTTACAAAATGGTTAGAAGAAAATCAAACATCAGTTAAATCTAATATAAGAACACAAATTGCTGAATCATTTATGGCTAATTTGTTAAATCTTTTGGAATCACATTATATCAGTATCCCAGAAGGTAAAGAAGATGTACTAGAAACTGCATTAGCTAAAGCTGATGAATTACAAGTTAAACTTGACGAAACAGTTAAAGAAATTACAGAATTAAAAGAATCAGCAATTAAATCTCAAAAGGCATTAGTTGTTGAAGCTTCAGTAAAATCATTAACAGATACTCAAGCAGAACGTGTACGTGAATTAGCTGAATCAATCGCATTCGATTCTCAAGAATCATATGCAACAAAGATGACAGCAATCGTAGAAAGTATTACTAAGGTTAATGTAGATAAAGCTTCAGACTTCTTAACAGAAGATGCTAAAGGTAATATCGAAATTAAAGAAGATAATAAAGAACAAGCAAATGTGAAAGCTATTGACCCATTGGTAGCTAACTTACTTGCCGATTTAAAGAGACTTGCGTAACAATTAACAACTAATAAGTTTAAAGTATATTGTAAGAATTTGGTTTTACTAAATAAATCTATAAAGACTTACATAATACTTTAAATGTAAACTTGACTTAAACAATAAAGGAATTAAAATGCCAGTAACAAATAAAGAATTACTAGAAAAATATCAACCTATCATCGAAAACGCTGATTATGCGCCAATCGAAGGTAAGGTTAAACAAGCTCATTTTGCTCGTGTATTAGATAATACATTGACAGAAGGTTTCCATACTGCTGGCTCAACTTCATTGTTTGAAGATACAGCTGTTGCAGCTAACTACTCAGCAGATTTAACTGGTGACAGAAAAGGTTATGACCCAGTATTAATCAGCTTGTTACGCAGAACAATGCCCAACATGATTGCTTATGATATCTGTGGTGTACAACCAATGACAGGTCCAACTGGTTTGATTTTCGCTATGCGTAGCAAATTAGTAGACGAAACAAATGCAACTGCTCCAATCTTAGGTGCTGAAGCATTCTACAACGAAGCTAACTCAGCTTACTCTGGTACAGGTTCACAAACTGGTACAACTCCAGCAGTATTGAGCCAAGCAACTCCAGGTGCATTTACAAAAGGTACTGCTTACAGTACATTAACTGGTGAGCGTTTAGGTACTCCAGCTGGTAATCCTTTCCCAAAAATGGGTTTGTCAGTTGAAAAAGTAACTGTTACAGCTGGTACTCGTAAATTAGCAGCAGACTACACACATGAATTAGCTCAAGATTTACGTGCTATTCATGGTATCGATGCAGAAACAGAATTGGTTAATATGTTGCAAGCTGAAATCTTGGCTGAACAAAACCGCGAAATTATCCGTAGTGTATACATTATCGCTAAACCAGGTGCTCAAAACACAGATTTGGCAACATTAGGTACATTCGATATGCAAATCGATTCAAATGGTCGTTGGGCTGTTGAACGCTTTAAAGGTTTGATGTTCCAAATCGAACGTGAAGCTAATCAAATTGCAAAAGAAACACGTAGAGGTAAAGGTAACACAATCATCTGTTCAAGTGATGTAGCTTCTGCATTACAAATGGCTGGTGTTTTAGATTACACTCCTGCATTGAATGGCAACAACTTACAAGTTGATGACATGGGTAATACATTTGCTGGTATCTTAAATGGTCGTTTCAAAGTGTTTGTTGACCCATATGCTACAACATTAACAGAAGGTGATAACTTCTTTGTAGTTGGTTATAAAGGTTCTGATAATCGTGATGCTGGTTTGTATTTTGCTCCATACACTGGTTTGCAATCATTCAAAGCTCAAGACCCTAAATCTTTCCAACCATCAGTAGGTTTGATGACTCGTTACGGTTTGGTAATGAACCCATTCGCAAAAGGCTTAACAGCACCAGATGCAACTGGTTCATTGGTAGCTAACTCTAATACATATTTCCGTAGAGTTCGTGTTACTAACCTAGCAGCAGCAGCAGCTGGTGTAGTTTAATCAGCAAGTAAAGTAATATAAGAAAAAGGACTCAATTGAGTCCTTTTTTTATGTCTATTAGATGTACATTTGGCTAATCATATTAATCCTTTCTATAGTGTTCTATTAATAAAATAGTTCCTAGCTACATTGGCAATATGATTTCCCAATTGTTTAGTACTAAATTGATTCTCAATGATTGTATCGTTTTCTTCTTTAAATACATCACCAGCAACCCATTTAATATATGCTCCAATATTCTTAGAATCATCAGCATCTAAACCCAATTCCACTAATTTATCTAAACCTTGATTTAATCTATTAACTGTTACTGTAGTATCAATAAATTCTTTCATAGATTCCATCTTAGCGATATCTACTGGTGCAATTTCTTTAAGTGTTTTAACTTTAGATACAGAATGTTTTTCACCTTTAGTTTTAAACATAACACCAGTATCTAAATTCTCCCAAACAATTCCTTCCCCGGTTCCGTTATCAATACCAAAATGTTTAGCAACAGGGCATTCATTCTCAACATTAATAGTCCATTCGACTAATTGATTCTGATATTGTTCTGGATTATTGAAATCAATTTCAATTTCAAATGTAGGGAAATCGTAAACACTATAGATAGGAAAATCGAAAGATTCATTATCCATAAAGAATTTACTCATATCAATTGCTTTACCATCAACAACGATTCTAAAGATGTAGAATTTCTTATCTAAGCCACTAATACCAACACCTTTTTGAATATTACCACCAGCCCATTCACCATAGAAGTATACAGATTTCTGAGCATGTAGAGAATTATCAACCAATTGTCTAAACACATTCTTAATGACTTCTTGAGAAGCCCATAACATAAATCCAGCATTATCTTGTGTAAGAGATAACATACGTTCCCTACTTTGGTATGCAAAAGAGTCTGTATCGACATCATACACAACACAAGCATTAGTGCCATGTAACTTTACCGTACCATTAAATTTTAATGTTGGTAGTGGTAATTCATGATGTTTACTATAATCCCTAACACATTTAATTGCACTTCTAAACTGCTCAATACTACTATACTTAATAAACTCTAATTCCATAATATTCCTCCCTTAACATCCTGTATAAAAATCAAAAACTTCATCCAATCTATGCCTACATTTTAATATACTATTATTACTTGTGTCAAGTACAAAATCCGATATAGCCGTAAAATCCATCTCAGAACCTGTTTTAATATCGCTTAGTATTGGTGTTCTAATATAGAATATTTTACCAAACTTTTTAATCTTAACATAATCAAATCCTTCACTCATTATATTCCCTTTATAGTAATTAATGTGAACATTATATCAGATGTAAGATTTTCTGTCAACTAAATATATAAGAATAATAAATTAAATAGGAATTGGTGTGGAATCTTTTAAAGAATCTATTGGTATAATTATCGCTGCTATAATAGGTTCTTTTATAGGAACAGCATCTAAACGTAATGATAGCCCATTAAATATGGTATTATCTGTAGTATCTGGCATATCAACAGCTTATATATTTACTCCAATAATAGTAGTATATGTTGGGTCTGAGGTAAGAACGGATTATGCTATAGCATTTTTACTTGGTCTGTTGGGTATGAGTATAATTTCAATTCTATTAGCAGTAGTTGAAACATTACGAAATAATCCAGCACAAATAATAGATATATTAAAAGAAGTTTTATTTAGAAATAAGACTACTATAATAAATAACAATAATACGGAAAAAGATAATGACACACCTAGCAATTGATTTAACTATGAGGACAGCAATATTAATCCAATCATTAATGATTATAATCGGGTCTATGATTGTATTGCAAAATGTATTAAAAAATCATTCATTTAGTGTTAGATTAGCATTCAATGTATTCCCAATTGGAGCAGCATTAGAAATATTGGAATTAATATATGCAGTAGATGAAACCTATATTAGTTTATTTGTTATTAATCTAGTAATAATTGCAACAATATTTTGGCTATGGAATCAAAAGACATTTATTAATGATATGGAACAAGTTTTAATTAAAAATTCACCTAAAGAGAGTTCTATAGTGGTGGAAATTAAAGCTATATTATCATGTTTTGCATTGTGGATATTACGTAAAATCAATAAAGATGATTTGCTTAGATGTGCAGTATGCGAACAAATTTTACCACATATGAGAAAGTCTCCAAGAGATGAATGAGCAACAAAATTACCTATTACCAAGTAAAGCATCCTTAGATGTATCTGGTGCTGTACCATTCTCTATTAATGTTCAAGTATTCAAAATACCTAGAATCTATGGTTATGTAGCAGAACATGCTACACCAATGATAATGAGACCATTACCAGGAAATAAGCTTGTATATAATCTATTGGAAGTATCATTCTTAGTTGGTGAAGATATTGAATCATGGCTTAATATCCATGATTGGATGAGAGGAATCTATGCTCCAGAGAGAACTGAAGAATATAGAGATAAGAAGATGTTCTTAGAACAAGCTACCTTAACTGTATACTCATCAGCAAACAATCCTACATTCCGAATTAAGTTTATTGATATGTTTCCAGTTAAGTTAGATGAAGTTACATTTGACGTTGGTGAAACTACAGCAGACCCAGTTAAAACGAAGGTAGAATTTGCATTCCTTCGTTATGATATTGAGAAGATTTTACAGCCTACCGTTTAAATACGAAACTACCAATAGATTCTCTACCAAGTTTAGATTCTACAGTAGAATAATATAAACATTTGAATCCAAACATTTCCATATAATGTATCATACCAGATACAGTGAAGTACCAAATGTGTTCATTAGGTTTTAAGTGTTTAGATTTAATACAACCTAACATATCATTGTAGATTGGTGTAGATAATATCACACCATCAGTTTTTCGTAATATATCAGTAGCATCATCAATATGTTCAATTACATCCCACATAGTCATATATTGCCATACATATGCACCATTATTAGGATTGACAAACTTCTTATTCTTAATTAAATAATCAACAGCAACTTCATTGACATCATATCCATAACAGTTAAATGTGTCAACAAATTGACCATTACCAATACCAACATCCAGAGTAAAATCACGTTTAGCATTGAAGTCATTAGCAATATCAACTCTAGCTTTAGTTAGATTCTTACCCATATCAGTATTGATTAAGGCTCTATAGCTATCCCAGTAATCTTGACCATATACAGTATTATCATCTAGTTCTTTAGGAACATATCCAATACCTAAATCAACATTCCAATATAGTGGTTGTGTATTAGTTACAGGGGCTTTTTGAATAGTATATTCGTGGTTTTCTGATTTAAAAATTTTATCAAATGGTGTCATTGTATTTCTCTTAAAAAGTTAAAAAATAAGTCTTCTAGGTTTGGTATAGATTTATCACAACTATGATTAGCTTGTGTACATCTACATGGATTTTGGGGGGATGCCCACCCAATTTTCTTTAAATCCATAGCTGGATGTAGTGTTCTTGATGGACTATCAAAGCTCATCCTCCCGCCAAAAATTACAAATAGATTTGCACCAGCAGCAACTGTAGCAGGAACGATGAAACCAGACCCACCAACAACAATACTAGCTCGTTTAAGCAACTCTAATGTACAGTATATACCTAACTCTCCCTTATGGAGTTTTAATTGGCTAGGCGTGTCTATATCATCAGCTAACCACTCTTCATGTGGTGCTAAGTCAGCAATTGATATAGTAAAATATCCAGCTTCATTTAACATCTTAGCTGTCCATGCGATATAGTTTGGATTAGCATTTCTACTTGATACTTGCCATTCACCTCTAATGGTTGCTGGTCTAATGATAGCAATCTTTCTATATTTTGGAATAGGTAGATTAAAAGCATCCAATTCCTTAGAGAAGTCTGGTAGACTCCAATCCAAAGGAGTATGGGATGGAATATCAAAAGCTTTATAGAAGTAATGAACTATAGATGAATGCTTAATATCATCACCCAGATAATGTGGGGCAATATACCTATCAATATTATCGGGCAATACTGAATACTCAGTATCATCAGCAACACGTTCCTTCTCTTGTGTACGATATGTTTGTTTATTTGTAGCAATAAACTTAATATTAGGTAAGTGTTTAAATATTTTAGGTAATGCTGTTTCGAGGTATATGGTGTTATTTTCAGCTAATATTCTTATAAAAGCTAATTGATATATAATATCACCAATACCTTCTTGTGTTTTAATGTGTATATTCAAATATATCTCCAAATAGTATAATATTTATAATGCTATTATATCATAACATTTGCATATAATCAAGTATCATGGTATAATAGTACACTAAATAAAATTTGGAGAGTTAGATGAAATTAGATGATATAATTGGTGAGTGGAAGAAAGATTCAGTCATTGATAGGTATAAATTAACTGAGGAATCATTATGTATTCCAATGTTACATTCAAAGTACTATGAAATATTCTTAAATGAAAAAAGAGTATTAGTAGATAATCAAGAAAAATTTAAGAATTTTGAGTATGTTAAATTCTTATATTATCAAGGTAAATTACCATCAGAAGAAATTAAAAGACGTGGGTGGGATATTTTTAACCTAAGTATACTTAAGAGCGATTTAAAAATGGTAATCGATGGTGATACTGATGTCATCGAATATAAGATTAAAATATCAGAACAAGCAGAAAAGGTAAAGTTTGTTGAGGATATATTAAAATCAATCCATCAACGAACCTTTATGATTAAAAACGCAGTAGAATATGAAAGATTTATAACAGGGGCATAGTTTGATAACATTCGTAAAATTAAATGAAACATATGTAAGAATGATTTGTGAACCTCATGTATTATTTGAGATATCACCACACTTTGAATTCTATGCAGATAAGTTTCAATATCATCCATTATACAAGAAACAGAAATGGGATGGTATAGTACGATTAATATCAACAACTACAGGTAGATTCTATACTGGGTTACTGAAAAGAGTTATACTAAAACTTAAAGAACTGGGTTATAATGAGTTTAGTTTTGAGGGATTCTCAGGATTCTCTCCAGAATACTCCGAAGATGATGTTTTGCGGTCAATAGAGACGTTTAATCTTCCAGTTGATAGACAAGTAAGGGAATATCAATTAAATGCGATTCTAAGCTGTTTAATGGGCTTTAGGCGTATCATTCTATCACCTACTTCGAGTGGTAAGAGTCTAATCATCTATATTATATCAAGAATATTATTAGATTCTGATGAAAAGATACTGATTATTGTACCAACTACTATGTTGGTAGACCAACTATTTACCGATTTTGAAGATTATGCCATAGGTGATGAGTTTAATATTGATGAAAATTACCACAGAATATTCGCAGGACAGGATAAAATATCATCAAAAGGTGTTTATATATCAACATGGCAATCCATAAATGCTATACCTAAGAAGGATATAGCTAAGTATATGTCGAAGTTTACTGCTGTCATGGTTGATGAAGTTCATGGGGCAGAGGCATCATGCTTAAAAACTATACTGGAACATGCCGTAAATGCTAAGTGGAGATTTGGGTTTACTGGAACTATTAAAGATAGTATTACACATGAATTAACATTGATAGGTCTATTTGGAACAGTAAAACGAATGATATCCATTAAAGAATTGATGGATTTGGGTTATATAGCCAAACTTAAGATTACATGTGTCATATTGAAGTACTCTGAAGAGATGTGTAAACTTGTATCTACGATGGATTATGACCAAGAGTTGGATACTGTAATCGGATATGACAAGAGAAATAAGTTTTTAGCTAATCTAGCAGATAAGATTCAAGGCAATACACTGATAATTGTTAGGTTTATTGAGAAACATGCTAATAAATTGTTAGAGTTATTAGATGATAAGAATAATAAGAAGACATTTTTACTATCTGGAGATGTAGACCGAGATAAAAAGATGATGATTAAAGAACATATGGAGACTGTTACCAATACAAATCTCATGGGAACATGGGGAATGGTATCAACAGGGATGTCTATTATCAATTTGGATAATGGTATCTATGCATCACCAAGTAAATCTGAAATAAGAGTACCGCAATCTATAGGAAGATTATTGCGTAAGGGTATAAATAAACATAAGGCACACCAATACGACATCGTGGATGACTTGCGATATGAAGGTAGACCGAATTTTCTTATGACTCATTTCAGAAAACGATATGAGTATTATAAAGCGGAAGGCTTCGAAGTAGAGATTGTAGAGGTTAAAATTGGATAAAGTAGTAGAATACGTAACAATCATACAAATAAATGGGCAAGTATTATTAACAAAATTATTAGGGGATGTAGATGATAATGGATTTTATACCATAGAGAATCCATTAAAACCAATAGTAATGTCAGAAAGTAGTAAGGTAATGTTTGTCGCCATGAATCCATTTAGTAATAGTGTGGAGTTTAAGTTACATGCTTCGCATATTATGACGATGGGTAACATGGATGAATCCTATATCGATGTTTATAATAATGCTGTTCAAGCTATATTGAAACAGGCAGACGAAACAATAGTAAGAATGGCTACACCACTAGAAGAACAATTGGAAGAAATAGATTTAATAACACCATCCAATAAAACTTTGCATTAATTACTTGACATCATTATATTCATAGAGTATAATGATGTCTTGAATCAATTGAGGGAGTAATTTATTATGATTAGAATCAGATGTAATGGTTTAGAAGACCAAATTGTAACACCTACAAGATTTCCTGATGGAACAAGTCAAGTATGGAAACTAGAATTAGACCAATATAAGGACTTATCCGTTTCTGTTATTTGGAATTTCAATCAAGAGGCAGAACTTATTTGGTTAAATCAATTAATAGATTTATTAGTTATGAGTGATATATCTGTAGATGAAGTTTATATTCCATATTTACCCTATGCTCGTCAAGATAAATTGATAGCAAATGATACAACATTTGCCAAAAGAACTTTCTTAGATATGTTATCAGTGTATCATTATAACTATACATCATTAGATGTTCATAGTAATAAGTATTCTAATCATAAAGTTAAATCATATTCACCAAAACGATATATTGATAAAGCTATTCTAAAATCTGAAGCAACTATTTTGGTATTTCCAGATAAAGGTGCATATGAACGATAT